AGGCTTTCTGGCAACAGAACCTTGTATCGCTCATGGTTTCGGGTAACGCTTACACCCGCATCTTCCGTGACCGTCAGGGTGACATTGTGAACCTTGTCGTGCTTGACCCTGAACAGGTAACTGTTAGCCGTAACGCTCAGGGTCGTAAAATCTTTGTTTACGCTGGCGAAGACAAGGCTTTAACTTCACGAGAGATTATCCACATCACTGACCTGCTAGAGCCAGGTGCTCTCAAGGGAATCAGCCGTGTATCTCGCCTCTCAGACGCTCTAGGTGTCGCCTCAGCCCTTCAGCAGTATGCAGCTCGCTTCTTTGGGCAGGGTGCCACCACTCAGGGCGTTATCGAGTTCCCTGGCCCTATCCTTACCAAGGAGCAGGCTACAACTCTTGCTAACGGTTTCGATAGCCGTCACAAGGGCTTGCGTAACTCGCACAAGACTGGTGTTCTATCCGGCGGTGCAACTTACAAGTCAACCTCTGTTGACAACGATTCGGCACAGTTCCTTGAGTCTCGTCGCTTTGCAGTAGAAGAAGTTGCTCGCTTGTTCAACATTCCGTTGAGCATGATGGGCATTCCAGGCACCCAGTCGTATGCGTCGGTAGAACAGAACGCTATCCAGTTCGTCGTGCACACTCTCCGCCCATACATTGAAAAACTTGAGTGGTCTTTCAGCCAGTTGCTTCCAAACAACGCATTCTTGAAGTTCAACGTTGATGGTTTGCTCCGTGGAGACTTCCAGACCCGCATTCAGGGTTACTCGGTCGGTTCTCAGGCAGGCTTCATGAGCATCAATGACATTCGTAAGTTGGAGGATCTGTCACCTGTTGACGGTGGCGACGTTTACCGTGTGCCTCTAGCCAACGTAAACCTATCTGCAGCTTCGCTTCCTGAGGAAGAAGGCAAGGTCAGCATGATTAAGAAGTTGATCGACGCTGGCTTTGACCCTAACGAGACTCTAGCGGCGTTTGGCATGGCTCCTATTGGTCACACTGGTGTTCCTACTAACCAGTTGCAGTCGGTTGCACAAATCAACCCTGAAGATCCTGAGTCGGTTTACGGAATCTAATGGCCGTCGAAACTTATGGTTATGACCTCGCTCAGGGTGTTCGCACTTTAATTGTTGGAGCGAGCACCTCGGTGCAACACATTTGCATTCATAATCACGAGCACTCTCAGAACCACGAGATTTATGTTGGTGGCCCTAATGTCACCCTTGCCAACGGGATGCACGCAGTAGCGACTCAAACTGGCACACTTCAACTGTTACCAGGCGATGAACTTTATGCAATCGCTAATCAGGCATCGAACATAAGAGTATTGGTGGTCAAGTAGATGATTGAAGAACGTGCTTCGCAGAATGAACTTGTCATTGGCGACTGGGTGTCTTGGGATGTTTTGAACCCTGAAGTTGCAGCTGTGGTTGTAGACCTTGTAGAGAACGAGGCTGTGCTGTCATTGTATGAATACGAGGACGGCATTTTTGAGCCAACTGATTTGGTCATGAACCTTGACATTTTTAAACTTCAACGCATTGCACAACCTGAGATGCTTGCTGAAAAAGTAGAGTCGGAAGAAATGCCTGTTGAAGAACCTGTAATGTCAATGCTCGATCGTGCTAAAGCATTGATTGCTAGGATTGAACCAAAGAACGAAAGTGAATCTATGACTGAGCCAGTATTGGGTGAAGCCCGCGACAAGTGGGTTAGAGCTGCTTGGAAAATCAAGTCACGTCTTGAGGGCACTGAGGGTCGCTCACTGGGTGGCATTGAGACTCGTGCTAACCATGTTGAACTTCGTGCTGAGGGCGACGGAAGAACCTTCAGTGGGTACGCGTCCGTATTCAACGAACCGAGTCTCCCGCTCCCATTCACTGAAATCGTTAAGCCTGGTGCTTTCAAGCGTTCGCTTCAGTCACGCAACCGTATGATGCTGTTGTGGAACCACGACACTTCAAACCCGTTGGCTTCAACTCGTAACGGTTCGCTAGTTCTTACTGAGGACGCAAAGGGCTTGTTTGTCACTGCGACGCTACCTAACACGACGCTCGGAAATGACATTGCCGAACTTGTGCGATCTGGCGTAATCGACGCTATGTCGTTTGGTTTCTCAGTTCGTAAGGATTCTTGGTCTCAGGACGGGAATACTCGCTACCTGGAAGACGTTTCTCTTTCTGAGGTCTCATTAGTTTCTACGCCTGCGTACGAACAGACTTCAGGCACCGTATCTGTCCGTTCAGAGGTTCGTGACATTGACGCAGATCAGTTGGCTAACGCAATGGCTAAACTGGAATCCGGTGAGGAACTTGGAGCCGAAGACGCTTCGCTCCTGACCGAGATCGTTAACAAACTTTCTAAGGCCGAAGAAGTTACTGAGGTTGAGGAAGTAGAGGGTGACGTTACCGCTCTCTATAAGGCAAAACTAGCACTAGCAGAGATGGGCAACTAATGGCTACCAAAGAAGAAATTGACAACGCAGTCAGGATTGTGGCAGACTTTGCTGGCAACCCTGATTCTGGCGTGATCGCAGAGCTGCTTAAGGACTTGGTAAAGTCCGTTGAGAAGTCTTCTCACTCGCCCAAAGAAGCGCGAGTTGTAGAAGCAAAAGAAACCCGCTAACTTCCCATAGCGTTTCTTTCCCCCGCAGGTTATCCCTTTCCCTGCGGGGGTTCTTTTTATGCGTGTGCAATCGTCTACTAAACTTAAACTAATGGCTCTGAGTTTGCTCGGTCAGGTTCTGTTCAGCGTTTGCGCGGCAGGTTACTTATTCATTTTATTTAAGGAGAATCATGTCAGAGTTCATTAAGACTCAGGCTGAGGTTCGCAGCAACCTTGTTGCTCAGATGCGCGAAGTTATTGACATCGCAGAATCAGAGAAGCGTGGACTAACTGCTGAGGACACTCAGAAGATTGCTCGTCTAGAGGCAGACATTGAAGCCCGTGACGCAGCTATTGCTACTGCTAACAAGGTTGCCGAGCGTGAGGCTCGTGCTTCTGAGGCAGCATCACAGTTCGTAATGCCAGAGAAGGCTTCGGCTAACGACGCAGATCTACTACGCGCTATTGCTCGTGGTGAGGTTCGCGGTCACGAGTTCGCTCGCGAAACCCGTGCAGCTCTAGTTCCATCATCGAACACTGTTGGTCAGTCGTTCTACAACCGCGTATTTGAAATCGCTCAGTTGGTTGGCCCAATGCTAACCACCTCAGAGGTTTTCAACACCGCTTCAGGTGAGAACCTTGTTATCCCAACCGTAACCGCAACCTCATCAGCAGGTTCAGTTGCAGCTGGTTCAGCAATCACCGAGTCAAACCCTACCTTCTCATCAATCACCCTAGGTGCCGAGAAGTACGGAGCGCTCGTCAGCGTGGCTTCAGAACTAGTAAGCGATGCAGGATTTGACATCACTGCTTACATCGCTCAGGAACTAGGAACCGCTCTAGGTCTTCAGGCTAACTCAGTTCTAACTACCAAGTTGGCTGCTGCGGCTGGTTCTGTTGTAACTGGTGGAACTGGTGTTTCTGGTGCAGCTACCTACGAAAACCTAATCGATCTCGTTTACGGTATCGCTTCAGGTGCTCGCGTTCTTCCTGGTCTGGGCTTCCAGATGTCGAAGTCTGGTATCGCTGCAGCTCGCAAGATGAAGGACGGTGCAGGTAACTACATCTGGTCTGACTCTGCAATCCCTGGTCAGCCTGCAACCCTTCTTGGCTACTCGGTTTACGAGAACCCAAGCGTGGCTGCTGTTGCTACTGGTGCCAAGTCGGTTCTATTCGGACACCTACCTTCATTCAAGGTTCGTGTTGCTGGTGGAATCCGTGTTGACCAGTCGGCTGACTACGCATTCAACTCAGATGTTACGACTTACCGCGGCCTAATCAGACTTGACGGTGGACTAACACACGCTACCCACATCGGGTACTTCAAGGGTGGCGCAAGCTAAACCCTGCTTCAAGACCGGAAACCCTCCAGAGTGCGTAGGCTCTGGGGGGTTTCCTCTTTTTGTGCTATCGTGAGATTACCTACTACGAAGGATTCTTATGGGAAAAATAAAGGGCACTGTCTCTGTTTGGTCTAACTCGCCTGGTCAACCTACTGGTTACGGTATGCAAGCAAAGTTGCTTGTCGATCGGTTGCAACGTGACGGTGCGAAGGTCGCAGCTCTCTCTAACTATGGTGTTGAGGGCAACATTTCTACTTACGACACCGGACATGGTGTGATTCCGCATTACCCTCGCGGTATGGACGCTTACTCGAACGATGTTGCACCTATGCAACACGCTCATTGGAAGTCTCAGGACAAGAACCTGAAGGATTTGCTCATCACTTTGTATGATGTGTGGGTTTTGAAGGGTGCAGCTTGGGATAAGTTGAACATTGCTTCGTGGGTTCCGCTAGATCACACGACGTTGCCTCCTAAGGTTGAGGCGTGGTTGCGTAAACCTAACGTGACGCCTATTGCTATGTCGCCGTTTGGTGTTGAGCAGATGAAGGCCAAGGGCATTGACTGCGAGTATGTGCCTCACGCCATTGATACGAAGATTATGAAGCCAACTTGGGAGATTCAGGGGCAGAACGTCCGTGAGTTCATGGGTGTGGACGAAGATACTTTTGTTGTTGGTTCTGTGGCGGCTAATAAGGCTTCTGGGCTTCTGCACCGTAAGGCTTTCTCTGAGAACCTTCTAGCGTTCTCAATTTTCCGCCAGACTCATCCTAATTCGGTGTTGTATTTGCACACAGATCCGCTGGGCACTGCTGGTGGTTGGAACTTGTTGCCAATGTTGAAGGCTATGGGTATTCCTAAGGAAGCGGTCATGTTCCCGCCGTTTGTTGATTTTAAGTTTGGTATGCCTGCTGAACAGGTTGCAGCTCTTTACACGGGCATGGATGTTCTATTGGCTCCTTCGTTCGGTGGCGGGTTTGAGATTCCTATTGTGGAGGCTCAGGCTTGCGGTACTCGTGTGATTGCTTCGTCGTGGACTGCCCCTAAGGACTTGGTTGCTGACGATGGCTGGCTTGTCGAGGGTCAGCCGATGTGGGATCCATCGCAGGAGGCGTTCTGGCAGGTTCCGTTGATTCCTTCGATCGTTTCTGCGTTGGAGTTGGCGTATGAGGCTGGCCGTGGTCGCTCTCAGGTGGCTATGGATTTCGCTAAACAGTTCGATGTTGAGACTGTTTGGGAGAAGTATTGGATTCCGGTCTTGAAGAAGTTGCTTAAGTGATTCCTGTCCTCGGCTTTGCTACTTTAAAGAGGTTTGATCTTGCTAATCGGTTGCTTTCTTCTATTGACTATCCTGTTGAGCATCTTGTTATTGTTGATAATTCGGGAACACAAGAGTGGGTACCCGTCAAACCGGATTTGGTGGCTAATCTGTGGGTTCTTCGGGTGCCTTATGGTCTCGGTCTTGTTGGTGCCTGGAATCTTATTATCAAATCAACTCCTTACGCTCCTTACTGGCTCCTAGTCAATGACGATGCCTGGTTTGAGGCTGGGTCGTTAGAGAAGATTCACGCCGAGGTTGACACTGAGGCACTGAACTTTGTTGACATAGTTCCTCAGTGGTCTTGTGTGGCTTTCGGTGAGGGCATGATCGACAAGGTGGGTTTGTATGACGAACGCTTCTACCCGCTTTACTTTGACGACAACGACTTGGAACGTCGTGTACGCCACGCTGAGGTGCCTATTAAGACTATTCAGGCGAAAGTGCATCACGAGAATTCATCAACGCTAAAGTCGGGTTTTGAGCACTACAACAGTAAATCTTTCGCAGCTAATAGTTTCTTGTATTCAAAAAAGGTTGCTGAGGATGATTTCACGCAGGGTGCGTGGACGTTGCAAACACGGAGGCACAACCGATGGGATTAACCGTTTACACGGGCGGATCTTTCGACCTGTTTCATTCTGGCCATGTAGCGTTCCTGAAGCGTTGTAAAGAACTGGCTGGAGATGGTCAGGTTGTTGTCAGCCTGAACACCGACGAGTTTATTCTTGCCTATAAGGGCAAAGGCTTGGTCATGAACTATGCGGAGCGAGCAGCTGTGTTGCTTGGATGCAAATGGGTTGACGAGGTTGTGCCTAATGTTGGTGGTGCTGACAGCAAACCTGCAATCACAATGGTGAACCCTGACCTAGTTGTTATCGGATCTGACTGGGCGAGACGTGACTATTACACCCAGATGGGCTTTGACCAAGACTGGCTGGATGAACACGGTATCGGGTTGGTTTACATCCCGTACACGGCTGGCATCAGTTCAACGGACATAAAAGCACGACTAGCCAAGCGGTAGAATAGTTAAGTAGACTCCCGAAAGGCCTCACATGACCTATTGCACTCTTGCA